CCAGACCGCGACTTAATCATGGAGAAAATATATGACAAACTCTAAATGGGAATGGATTGGCGTCATCATCCTCGGCATAATACTAGGTTGCATGTTCGGCTGGGGGTTTTGATGCGAAACAAATATCTTGACCTGCCGAGTAAGTGGCAGGTAATTGGCGCGATTTGCATAGGTATTGTGGGCTTGAGTTTTATTTACGTTGTGTTTAAAATTACTATAGGAATAATATTATGTCTGATAAGTCTATTATGAATTGGGAACAGTCTTATGACGATTGGGTCAAGCTACTTGAACGAGCCAATGCAAAAGATATGCTCAATGACCCAAAAGCCTGTTTTGATGAAGGATGGCGTCAAGCAGCTATGATCGCCGCTTCAATCGTGCAACACAATCAACACGCAACACCACTTGAAATTGCAGTATTTATTGAGCGAAAATTATTAAAATGAACTATCAAAAAATTTACACTTTGTTAATTGATAATGCCAAACTACGTGATTCAATTGACGGATATAAAGAACGTCATCACATAATTCCTAAATCTTTAGGCGGTTCTAATGATAATTCCAATTTAGTTGATTTAACAGCTAGAGAACATTTTATTGCTCATTATTTGTTAGCAAAGATTCATGGAGGATTAGCATGGAGAGCTGTTATTTGCATGAAAGGTTCAAATAACGCTTATGTTAATTCTCGTTTATATCAAGTGGCTAGAATAAAATTTTCAGAAGCTCAAACAGGTAGTAAACATCCAATGTTTGGTAAAAAGAATCCCAAACGCTCGGAAATGAATAAATTAACAACTGGTGACAGACATCCGATGTATGGTAAAAAACATTCTGAAGAAACTTTAATTAAATTTCGTTTTCCAAAATCTGAGCAACATAAACAGCGTTTATCAAAATCAAGAAAAGGAAAATACGCAGGTGAGAATCATCCTATGTATGGGCGTAAATATAAAGTCCAAGAAGTTGTTAAACAATTTGCATTTAATTATCAATACAATTTAGGAGAATTACATGTCAGAACAATCTGATTTCCAGAAATCATTCTTTGCTAAAGGTACTGGAGGAACGCTTTTTACGCAACGCGAGTTTGATGAGGCTTTGGATTTAGCTAAGGGCGAGATTATGATGCTGGCAATGGAAACAGCAAAGCAGGCTGTAGTAATGGAGCGTGAAGCTTGCGCCAAGATTGTTGATGAATGGGCAAATAGTTTGGCAAGTGAACCTGAAATGGTAAAAATTGCCGAGCAAATTCGTAACCGCATTCCTAGCCAACATATCTAGGAGCAGCTATGAAGCTAAAACCAGAATCAATTCGTAGGCGTATGGACTTTAATGATTTAATGGATAAATACGCGCTACGAATTCAATTGAAGGTGGACCAGAAATTTGAAGACAGGAATCCAGAAGAAATACCGATTGCCGCATGGGTTTATGTTTTTAGTGATAGGGACGTGGAGAACTTTATAGATCATATTGTAGAGTTTACTTACGATGAAACTTTCAAAATGATAAAGAGAAACGTAGAGGCATTATGAAGAACTTTTTATTTATGATAATCTTTTTTACGATTGGTTATCTCTCAGGTAATTCAAGCTGCTACGCTCAGAACAATGTTCAAGGAGCGATGCAGTATCTGAATCAGTTCGGTCAGAGCGTGGGTTCAGTTATGCCTATCGGTAACTCTCAGGTCGTTCTGAACCAGTATGGGCAACCCGTTGGATTTATTATTCCCAGCGTGCCTATGCCTGCTCCGTTACCTATGCCTACCGCTTTACCCACTTTACCTTTAATGCCAGTCCTAGGAGCTATTAAATGATTTACTTAATTTATATTCTACTCGTGCCGATTAGCCTAGTGCTAACTTTAATTGCCTACGTAATTGCACCAATCCTACCTGTATTTGCAGTTCAAATGGACGGATGGTTACTCAATCATTCAGTCTGGGGAATTGGTCCGCGCCTGCCTACTTGGCTCAATTGGTTTATGACTCCTGACAACAGTCTTGACGGAGACCAGACGTTTCAAGAGATCAATGGTCGTAGTTATTGGTCTAAAGTAAAGTGGCTCTGGCGTAATCCCGCATATTCTTTTGCGCTGCGTTATGTAAACACTCCGTACTACACAAAGGTTCGCGGCGATAAAACAATCAAGGACAATGACAATGCAAAAGAAGGTTGGTGCCTCGTTAACGCGAACGGACTATTTCAATTTCGTTATGTTAAGCGTATTGGTTCTACCTCTCGCTGTATTTATGTTAATTTTGGCTGGAATGTTATGGGTCTTGTGGATGATAATATGCCTATCAAACCTGATAGCTGGCAGGCGACGTTTGTATTTAGTCCACGTATTTCAGGATTTAGATAATGACTGATTACCGCCTACCTGAGAACCGCCTTGAATACTTTAAGGCGTTATACACTATGAACCTTGATTACAAAGCACATCCAGGATTGGTGTATCTCTACATGCCTGCGCTCAAGAAGTATTATGGCTGGACGGATGAGCAGGCTCTTTGGTTTGCAACTATTAATGGGCACACTCAAAACCCAATTACTAGTTTAAAGATCATGGAGTTTATTCCTTCAATTCCTGAGAGTGATGTTGAGTGGAGAGCCGCGCATGCTCGCTTTAACAATGACTGGACTACTTTGAGTTTTGATTCTGACCGTAATAAGCAGAAGAAAGACACAATGAAAGGTCTCTATTCATATGCGCAACTCGTCAAGCAGCATGGCTCTCAAGTCAAGCTCTGGAGCGATGCTAACTATGAATCGCTATGGGCTAAGGCTAATAGCATTGTCAGCTTTGGACGACTGTCTACTTTCTCTTATCTTGAGTACATAAAAATTAACGGATACGGCTCTGATTGCACTACTTTGATGTTTAATGACTTTGACGGCTCGCGCTCTCATCGTAACGGCATGCTGTTTTTACTCGGAGCAGATGAGTATGTATTTGATAAGCGTCAGCCTAATTCACATTCAGGTAAGTATGATGATTTTGAGGCTATGTGTGATGGTTTAGAAATTAGAGCTGCTCAATTAATCAGAGGTATTAAGCCGCATCCTGACCTCGGTCGCTTTACGTTTGAGTCATGCCTGTGCCAATTCAAAAATGGATTCTTTAGCCGTCGGTACCCAGGAGTATATGCAGATCTTGGCTTTCAAAGAATAGAATGGTATGACTCACGAGGTTTTGAACGCCTGACTGAACCTTTCAAAGCTATTCGCGCTCAATATTTACCAGATTGGCTTAGGGAAGAATGTGAAGTAAAAGTAACACCACGTGCTGAAAAAGCGGCAATGTTTGCTGAAACTGGCGTGCCGTTCCGCGCTGAACATATACTGGAAAACAAATGAAATCAAATAAAAAGAATATCAGTCAACAATCATTAGAATCCTTAGTGATTGCCCTCATGCAATGTAAAGATGAAGATGGGATTCTATTGAACATTAGTCCCGCGACAGCTTTTCAAGATTGGCTCTTAAATGAATATCCTGAAACAATACGTAACATGTGGAAAAGACAACACGCATTTGAAGTGCCCGCAAAATATTGAGCTATAATTTCAACTCAATAACCGAATAAAGGAAACACATGAACGTAATTCTATCACTCCGCGGAACTAGCGGTTCTGGAAAAACCACTGTAGCCCGTAAGTTCTTGACGGATTACCCCTGCTCAGCAATAATAGACCCCAACGGTAAAAAGAAACATTGGGGGTATCATGTTGACCTCAGCAGTGAGGGAATTACTCAGCCGCTTTATGTGATTGGTAGTTATCAAAATACTTGCGGAGGTACAGATGGTATCAGTACTCAAGAGGAAATTGCAGAACGAGCCTTGGCTGCTCATCCTAGGGGTCATGTTCTGCTTGAAGGTTTGTTACTCTCAAAAGTGGGTCCAGGAGCAATCACAACACAGATGCTTAAACCAACGGGTTCATACGTCGCGGCTATCCTCGATACGCCCCTCGCAACTTGCCTACAGAGAGTGCAAGCGCGTAGAGATGCCCGTGGGGAAACAAAGCCGTTCAATCCAGCGAATACTGTAAGCGCACATAAATCTACTTATGACGCTTGCGTTAATTTGCATAATGCAGGTGGAGTAAAAATTATTACAATAGATCACACCGATGCCTTTAATGACACTCTAGAAGTTATCAGAAAGGCAGAGAATGGCACTCTTTAATGAATTGGTTGAGTTTGTTAATGAACGAGAACAAATGCGCCTAAACAAGGAGAAATCATTTCTACCGCCATATACGCTTGATCCAATACTCGCTAAGTATCGGTTCTGTAATGTGCGTCGTAGGGATGACAGGGTAAGTAAGTGGCTCCTAACTTATTACTATAAGAATGTTCAAGGTGACGTATGGTTCCGCGCCCTGTTAGCTCGTTTGATTAATTGGCCACCGACTCTGCTTTACCTTATGGATAACCTCGTGATTCCCCGCCGCGCTGAGGAGTTTAATCCTTACTTGTTTATTGAGGCGATGAAGCATCTAGAATCCAAAGGTGAAAAGGTATATAGCTCTGCTTATATTGTTTACCCAACGATGGTCAAAGGTAACACAAAGTCTGTAAACCTCGCGGAGTATATTATTGCGCCAATCATCAAGATTGCACCGCAGATTCGTGGGGCAATTGCCTCTGGTTCAATCAAGCATGCTACTAATGCGTTGGCTACTTCATTCGGTATACAGACATTTATAGCTGGGCAAGTGAGTTCAGATTTAACTTACATACGCGGGCAGCTTGACAACGCTATAGATTTATATTCATGGGCACCGATGGGTCCAGGCAGTCAGCGTGGGTTGAATAGGTTGCATGAACGCACTATTAGTAAAAAGTTTACTGAGGAAAGATTCAATCAGGAATTAACAGAGATCCGTTCAATCTTGATTGATTCAAATAATAAATTAAAAGATTTAACCCTGCATGATTGTCAAAACATCATGTGTGAGTTTGATAAGTATCAAAGAGTAGTAAAAGGAGAGGGTAAGCCTCGTCAGAATTACAAACCAACAACAGAATTTTAATAAAGGAAATAACATGGAAATACGTTCTATCAACGTAAATGAATTATTTACTGATATGCTCTGGCGTTTTAAAACCTCAGGTGTAAAGGTTCAAACTCGTAATGGTCCTGCTTTGCGTATTGATGAACCAGTGCTGACTACAATCATCGAGCCGACTGAGCGCGTATTGTTCTTTGCTGAACGAGACGCGAATCCAATCTTTCACTTAATGGAATCAATCTGGATGCTCGCGGGACGTGATGACGTAGAGTTCCTGAAGCAGTTTAATTCTACCATTGGGCAATTTAGTGATGACGGCGTAAGATTCAACGCGGCGTATGGACACAGGATGCGTAAGCACTTTGGATTTGACCAACTCAAAGAGGTTATCAAGCACCTCAAGACTGATTCTAATTCCCGTCAGGCGGTTATTCAACTCTGGGATGCATCTGACTTCAACAAAAGCACAAAGGATAAAGCCTGTAATACGCAGTTAGTATTTGCTGTTGTGAACGGATGTGTTGATTTGACAATCTTCAACAGGAGTAATGATTTCTGGTGGGGATACTGCGGGGCGAATCCAGTTCACTTCAGTATGATTCAAGAGTTTGTAGCAATCGCACTTGAGCTGCCAGTGGGTCAATACTTTACGGTGAGTAACAATCTGCATCTATATACTGAACTCTACAACGCGCAGCCGTATGTAGAAAATCCGCCGAGCAGTGAAGTATTTGATGCGTATTCAAACGGAGTAGTCAAGCCTAGTGTTTTGTATCAAGGTGATTGGGAACTATTCCTAACTGAGTGCGAGGCATTCTGCAATGACCCATTCAAGAAAAGTGGATTCGTTAATCCCTTCTTTGAGTTTGTAGCGCAGCCAATGGCTATGGTAGCATATGAGCGTAAAAATAAAGTTAGTGACGGAAAAGCATGGGTAGATAAAATTTCAGCTTCTGATTGGAAATTAGCAACTCAGATTTATATTATGAACAGAGAGAAGAAAAATGCTAGCTAAGACTCATTCAGAATGGATTGATAGTTTAGAAGATATTCGTAAAACTTATAAGGAAATCATGAGCGCAAATAATAAGCAGGTAGGTGGTAAGCATTATAAAGTTGACGGGGAGCAGCACTGGGATAGAATCTATCGTCTATACGGCAGGGGTTATTTTGTAGGTTGCGCTACTAAGTATCTTGAGCGGTTTCACCTCAAGAACGGACGGGAAGACTTAGAGAAAGCAATTCACTTTATTGAAAAGCTAAAAGAGTTAGAGTATCCCGTGCAGGCTCTTGACGGCGGTCCAACAGAACGCTATGTGAATCAGGACTAATGGCAACAATTGTTTTTGACACAGAAATTGCCCCGAATATGTTTCTATTGATGGGTAAGATTCTTGAGAGCGGAGAATACTTCGGCATCTGGGGAGATGAGGAGGATGCTCGTGAGCGCATCAAGTCTCTTTTCAAATCAAAAAACACATTCATTAGCTTCAACGGGGCGCGGTTTGATATGCCCGTCATCAGTTACTTTTTGTCTGGGCATTCTACGTCTGAAACAAAAGGCTTCGGGGATATCATTATTCACCAGAACTTGATGCCGTGGGATGCTGAAAAGCAGTTTGGCTTCAAGATACCGATGATTGACCATATTGACTTGATTGAAGTTGCCCCTAGTTTTGTGAGTTTGAAGACGTATGGCGCACGCATGAACATGCCACTCATTCAAGACCTACCATTTGAGCATACTGAGGTTATTCCTGAGGAAAGCCGACCAATGGTTTGGACATACTGTCAGAACGATTTAGACACGACTGAAGAGCTTTATAACAGGCTGCAAGGGCAACTCCAGCTACGCGTAGAGATCAGTAAGGAATACGGCTTTGATGCTCGTTCTAAATCTGATTCGCAGGTAGCTGAGCAAATGTTTATCAAACGCCTAGGTATAAAGCGTAGTAAGGCAAAGATACCTGAAAG